AGACCGCCCTGAGCCGAAGCACATTGTCTCGGTCGTCTCGACTGGAGTCTTGTGTCGCACTTTGCAGATAGCCTTCCCGAACGCTGAGTTCCACGGAGTTGCCGTTGCCAGAAACTTGAAGGCCGGTGAAATTGGTCGGGCAAACGTTATTTCCTATCACCGTCCGTTCTTGCAGGACGCAGATGAAGCTCAGAAGATTATCGAAGAAACTGGAATCAGCTCGGCTCCGAACTACGACATGAAGGGCATCGAGTATTTGATTCGCGGTAAGCTCGGTGTTCCGATGAACCCTGAGACGCTCTTCTGGAACGTCGCAGGCGACATAAAACCGTCTTTCATGAAGCACGAAGATGTTGATTCGGCTCGTGAATGGGGTGAGGTTCGCTAGCTCCGGCGCGCCTCTAAAAAGTCCCCTGTCGCTATTGGCAGGGGATTTTTTACATGTCCTTGACTCTAAGTAGCGGTATCGGAGCGCGCGAACTGGACCGCTTGAGCGCGTCTCTGTTTATGAAATGTCGATGATTCCATGAAACTTATGAAAGTCTGCGGGGGTCGCTAGGGAGCCGCTTTTCTGTACATAAGCGACGACAAGCGCGATACAGTAATGAAAAACTAAAATCTCAGATACTAGAAGAAAATTCGCGCAAGGCTCGTACGTTTTTCTCTAGTATCGCGGCTTCCATAAAACCATGTATTGACTGTAATGGTGATTACTGATTATTATTTCTATACACGTTAAGAGTTAACTGGGGGCCCCTTTAAAAGAATAATCAGGTTCAATGGTTACAACCTAATCAAAGTAGTTTCATAGTACTTACATGGATACATGGAGGACTTTTTATGATACTATGATTCCATGAATCCATGAGTTGACATGGGCGGAAAGAAAAAAGGAAAAATGGAAGACGAGATTTTAGAAGACGAGTTCGTTGAAGTCGGGCAGGAAAAAGTAACCGGACAAGGATTTGCGATTGTCGATTTTGAATACGACGATGTTGTGTCAAGTGAAGCGGAGCTAGTTGCTTCTGGGCGTAGGCGCAATGGAAACAGAAACATCTGTGTTTGCGGGCATCCTGCAGGAAGGCACACTCAGATTCAGGGGCTAACGATTTGTAAGCCAACGAGAATGGAATGTCCATGCAAGAACTTGCGTGCTGTGCTAAGAGCCGAGGACACTCGAAACTTCTTGAGGAAGACCGAAGGGTCAGGCGCTCTTCATGCACTAGGTCGAGGATTGAGAGCAGCGCAAGACGCAGGCAAGTCTGTTGAGTGGCTAGTTGAGGCTAAGTGTGACCGTTGCTTGGCTGAAGCTCAGGTAAGTCCAGTAGCTGTGACTCAGCGAGGTGTCGTTGTTCAGGCAGCTACCGGGTTCGATGCCTTGTTGTGCCGTAAGTGCCGTGAAAACGTCTGATGACTGAAGCTCCGAGAAGACTAAAAGTCGGACCGCAATGGTACCGAGTCGAGCAGAGAAGAACAGGCGATGATGGCATGCTGTCAGATGCTAGCCACGCTTACACGTTGGCAGAGCGAAACCTAATAGTCTTATCTCTTGACTTAGACGAGTCTAACAAGAAGCAAGTACTTGTACACGAGATACTTCACGCGATACATAACACGATGGGTTCAGCTAGTAAGCCAGGTAAGTCTGCCGAGTTTTCTGATTGGGAGCACCACTTCATTTCCATGTACGAAGTCGGTCTGCTAATGGTGCTGCAGGACAATCCAGAGCTAGTAAAGTACTTGGCATCGGACGAGGCGTAAAGCACAAGCAGTTTCAAAAATAACCTATCGTTTACGGCGCGTTGTTTCTGAACAGCGAAAACTGTGTCCGGCGCGCTACACACTCGAAAGAAAACTTTAGGAACCGTATACAGTGTAACTGACCTCGCGACTGTAAACGACCTTTACCGTTAGTGGTTTCCGGTCCCTCGCAGCACGCAGGTCGCATCAAGGCGGGTGCTGCTACGAGTCTCTCCCCGGTTAGCGGCACCCGTCTTGTCTTATAGTGCAAACATGACTTCTGTACACGATGATGAAGAAAAACCTCTCGTCCCTTTTGGGGCCGAGGTTGCTGACAAGCCGATTATTGAACTCGACACTCCTGTAAACATTCGCCCTGACCTCTCGGAGATTGGCATTGACGAGGTTGAGAGAGGTGTCTGTGAGGATACCTTCGAGAACCGTGCAATCCTCCGCCGTGCGAAGATGGGCTGGGACACGGTATACGCTTCGAATGGTGTCCCGACCGGCATGATTCAAGCCCGCTCCGAAAACATGGCCACTCAGCGCCGTATCCTCTCCCTCGCTGAGAAGAAGCCGATCCTCTCGGACCCTGCTGACCGTAACTCTGACTACCTGACCGGCTTAGACCTGATTATCGAGTCGGCAGCCGACCACTTGGTTCCACCTTGGGTCCTCGGGGCGACACGCCTGTGGATGAAGGAACAGGAAACACCTCACCCGAATCCGAAGCGAAAGCCAAGCGCCAAGCCTCACCGCTGCCGAACCGTCAAGGACGACGGCATCCGCTGTATGCTGTGGTCCTCAGGGCGGCCGGCAGACGACGGCATGTGCCGTGTCCACCTTCGCTCCGAGAGCAGGAAGCCTGGCGACGACATTGAGCGTGCCAGACAGAAGCTGCAGCAAGCAGCACCGTTCGCCGTGAACCTGCTTGAGGAACTTATGGAGACCGCCGAGTCTGAGCCAGTGAAACTCAAGGCAGCCACCGAAATCCTTGACCGTGCCGGCGTTCGTGGCGGCATAGAGGTGGATACCTCAGTGAACCTGGACGTCAGGCCTGCTGCAATGGTGATTGCCGAGAGGTTACAGCGCCTCGCTGTAGGTGCAACAGAGGCGGCAGCCAAGCTGGCTCAAGCCGGTATCATAGTCCCAGCCGATGAGGACCCGAGGATCGAAGACGCAGAAATCGTCACCGACGAAGAAAATCAAAAAGAAATCACCGATGGAGTGTACAAAGATGAATAAAGATGCTATAATTGAATTAGCGGAAGCACTGGCTAACGACCTTCACGCGGACGTTGCCCTTGCCGCGACTAGAATGGAACATGTCCGGGTGTCTTCCCGGGCAAACGCTGCACAAATCCTACTCATTGCACTGAAGGAAACCGAGAGAGACGATTCAAATGACAGCAACACCGAAGTCACCATCTTCTAAAGACCTGATTGAACTCTTCGTTTCTAAAGCTCTAGCCTACCAGGGCCATCGGGCGCAGGCCGGCATGGCCTCCGGCTTCGGTGAGAAGGTCGGGTACGGCTCAAATCCCTGGTCCGGGTCTTTCATCGACGTCGTGGCGCGAGAGGCCGGTCTGACGGTGCGCAACGTGCCTGCTACGGTGTACACCCCGGCGGCACTTGCTGAGTTTGTGAAGCGAAACACCCTATACCAGAAGCCACAACGAGGCGACATTGCCTTCTTCGCCTTCCCAGGTGAAGGTGCACGCACCATGTTTGACATGCCCCACGTCGGAATCGTGACGGATACCTCTCGGTTCACTTCAACCGGGTTCTTCCAGGTGCTAGAGGCGCAAACCAGCACCGGACTGCCTAGAGGAAATCAGGACCCGACGGGCGTTTACCTTCGGGTGCGCTCGGGCCAAGAGGTAATCGGGTTCGGTAGGCCGGACTTCAAGCTGAAGAAAACCATAAGCTTCAACAACAAGCTGAAGGTTTCCGCATCGGACTCCTTACCGAAGCTAACGGTGGCGCATCTCACGACCGGGCGGCCTAATCGGGCGACAGCAACACTGCAACTTGCCCTATCCAGTCGGGTGCAACTTGCCGGACATACCTCGGGCACCTTTGACAATGCAACTCGGACCGCTTTGGCCCGCTATCAACGTGCCATAGGCCGGGTCGGGCCGGATGCATCGGGCAACCTGGACTCGAACACCCTTGCATGTCTGGCTAGAGACACCGGACTGTTTGTAGTCGGGTAGCAACTCGGACCTTAAAAAGCGCGCAACCTGCCTATACCCTAGGCCGGACGCGCATCGGACCGAAAAAACCGCGCAACCTGCCCTATAGGCCTAGAGGTCGCGTCGGGCAGAAAACCGCGCAACCTGCCTATAGGGGCCTCCGGAACTAGGCCGGACTGCTTTTCAGAACTATGCAACCTGCCTATAGGGGCCTAGAGGTTTTGCCGGACCAAAATATGCGCAACCTGCCTATAGGGGCCTTGCAAATGCATGCCGGACTGAAAAACAGTGCAACCTGCTATAGGGAACCAGGAAACTAGGCCGGACCAGTTTTAGAGGCCTGAAGGCCTGAAAGCTAGGGAAACCCTAGGCTAGAGGAAACGCTTCAATTTAGTATAACCAATTTCGCGCAAATGCCAGACTTTTGTCACCTTTAGGGGGTATAATGGTTTCATAGTCAATTCCGTGACTATCTCGACAATGACGAAGGATGATACCCATCACTAATCAAACCCAGCACCAAATGAGTCAGAACTTCAAAAACCTAATTGAAGCTCGTGCTCAAAATCACATTCAGCTGAAGGACTTTGTGGCTCTAGCTCTCGAAGACCAGACTCAGCCTCTCACAGTTGCCGAACTTACAATTTTCGTCAACCGTGAACTCAAGCGCAATTACGACAAGTCGACCATTCGCCTAATCGTGAACGAGCTCGTCCTCGAGCGTCGCGCTGTTACCCGTATCGAAACTCTGGCCGAGAGAACTCTTCGTTCCGAAGGCCGTTCAGTTCCAGGTACTCCATCAGCAATTTACTTCTCTGCAGTTGCAGGAGTTCACACTCCTCCAGCTCGCACAGTGGCAATTGTGGTTCCAGGCTCAGAACTTCGCTCGACGTTTGGTCGTCGCGCAAAAGTAAAGAAGCGTGGACGTCCGCTAGGTTCGAAGAACCGCCCAACAATTCCGGCGCCAGTGAAATCTGCTGACACCTCTCCCTCTCTAACTGTCGAGTCGCTCATCGAGCAGCTTGTCAAAGAGCGCACTCGCGAAATCCAAACTCAGTTGGACGAAGCGAACGCGAAGCTAGCAACTCTGAAGGACCTTCTCAGAAGCTAGTCACGGAAATCGAAGCGATGTATGGTAGTTTCCATAGGAGATTACCATGCATCGTTTCGAACTTTTCCAAGTCCGTTCCATTGAAGACCACTCAGACGCAGAGGCCGAAGGTCTTGCAGCTCAGTACGAAGACACCTGTACTTCGTGTGACGAGCCTGTTGGCCTAATCTCTGGAGAACTGTTCGACTACGTAATCGTCTCTGACGAGAACGACGACTTTTGGTTCACGTGTGAAGCGTGCGCGATGCCCGTTACAGACCCAGAAGCCTAATAACAATTTTCAAACGACAAAGCGATAGGATTAGAACATGCAGTATAGACAAGCACTAGGCGACGTGATTCGCGAGACTCGACTTGAAAAGAACAAGACACTACGCTACGTTTCGCAACGCGGCGTCATCGCCCTTGGATACTTGAGCGAAGTCGAGCGTGGACAAAAAGAAGCCTCGTCTGAAATTCTCAACTGCATCGCGTACGGTCTTGGAGTTCCAGTTCATGAACTCGTCATCGCGGCAGGATACAAGCTCGCTTTTGAAAACGGCCACATAAGTGCTGACACGTTTTTGGAACTAGTTTCGAACTAGGGAAACTCGTTACCAATTCGTTATAACTATTTTTACCAATACTAGAATAAATGTCACATCTAGATGGTATAATAGAACTGTAAGCACAAATGCTTGCAAACGACGAAATGAAAAGGAGTCATTATGACAACTACAACTCTCTCAGCAGCAAAAATCTACGAAGAGCTAAAGCTAGCGTCATTCAAAGGACGTATGGAAGCTGAGGCTCCAACTCCAGTATCAGTAACTGATGGAATTCAAACATGGAGTATGTCTGGCGGCATTTGCGGAAATGCTGTCGTCATGCTCAGTAGTGCACGAACCAAAGTCGCGCAAGACTTCAAGAAGCTTGGACTTGCTGAACCTTGGTATGGTAAGCCAGGACTCTCATTGAGAACTTACAGTTTCATGGGCTTTGCAAGTGGAGGACAGAGCCTTGCGTACAACGAGGCGATTGCAAAAGCGATGGTCGACCACTTGGAGTCACTTGGCATCAAAGCTTACGTTCACAGTTGGGTTGACTAATTTGAACGCGAGCATCTTCGACTACGAGCTAATTGAGGAGACTGGGGTTCGCATGAACCCCGGTGCTCCGGCTCACGCTAAATCGTGGACGCGAGACATGCACACATGCATCATCGTCGAGCGTTACGTCGATAACACGCGCCAAAAAGGTTATCGCGTTATCACGACGACGCAAACTCCAAGTTCGACTTTTGCGTTTGGCAAACTAGTTGAAATTGGAAGCGAGAAGCACGGTCGCTTGGGAACTTATCGTGTCATCGGTATGGTGAACATATTCACGATGAAAACGCTTGGCAGAATTTTCGACAAAAGTCTTCCGCATTGGATTCTTAAATAATGCGACGAATGTCACAAGCACATGGTATAATGGAATCAGCAACAAAAATTAAAAACGACGAACAAGGAGAACGACATGAAATTTAAATTACTCAAACAAGAATCAGGCAAAGCAGATGACACTGGGCTCAGAGGATATCTCGAGTCGACACGCGAGCAGCTAGTCGAGCTATTTGGAGAACCACATCCAACCGATTGCATCGACGGCAAAATCACGACTCGATGGATTATCGAGTTTGCAGATAAAACCGTTGCGACTATCTACGACTACAAGCGATACACGCATGGAGCTCCAAAGGACGACGAGCTTTACGCGTGGCACATTGGTGGACGTGACCACCGCGCTTGGGAAAACGTTTCTACTGCGTGGATAGATGCATATACTGTTACCATTCCGTTATAAAGAATTTGCGCCAAATGGCAGCAAATGTCACTGGCGCAGTGTATAATGGAATTAGCAACAAACAATAAACGACGAAGGGACATCATATGTCAGAAATCAAAATCAGTTGGAAGGCTTTCGAGCCACGTGGTGAACGCCAACACACAAGCGTTTCATTCTCGTACGAAATCAAAAATCCAAATGGAATCATGGACCTAGTGATTCTAGACATCATCTTCCGTGACACTAACGTCTACGAAGGATTCATGTGGAACATCATCGAGCCGAAGCTCTCACCGCTTCGCACTCACACCGCACTAAGCGTTGGTGACGAAATCGAAATCGATGGTCGCGTGTATCGATGCGAGAACATCGGTTGGAAGCGTCAAAATCTCGTTACCAAAATGTAATAAAAAAGTTTGCGCAAATGCGCACTTTTGCTTCAAAACATGGTATAATGGAATTAGCAACAAACAATAAATACAAACGACGAAACGAAAGCAGGGATGCTATGGAAAAGAAATGGTGTTTACTAAAAGAGTCAGACGGCGCACGCGGCGATGCTGGCAAGAAGAAGGTCTACGAAGTTGTCGTAAAGGACAACATGTTGTTCACCTCATGGGGAATGGCAGAGAAGTCAGTTCGAGCATCTAGCACGAAATTCTTCGCAAGCGAGAACGCGGCAGTCGCAGAAGCACTCGACAAGATTCACTCAAAGCTCGACAAGGGTTACAAACTAGCGTTCGTCGTCTAACGATGAGCACCGAGCTGGGCACTCGTAAAAATGCCCACCAAAAACAAAAAAATCTCTTACCAATTCGTTATAAATAATTTTGCAAAATGGTTACATTTTGCTTCAATACATGGTATAATGGAATTACAGCAAAAAGCTGCAAACGACGAAATGAAAGAAGGTTCCTTATGGAAACTACAATCACAAAAATGGTAGTTGCAAAACTAGAAGCAAGCAAGTACCCACGCAAGTACGAATACAAGCAACAAGCAAGCGATTCTCCATACGCGCCATCACGAGTCTTCGTTGACTTCGGTGAAGACGTCTGGACTCACTTAGCGAACCGTCGCTCACGCGACTACAACACATTGCGACCACTCATCGCGGCGAAACTTATCGAGCAGGGAATCAAGTTCGAGAAGATAAGCTGGAACCGCTATGCAGGATGTTCAATGTGTCCATGTTCAGGTGGATTCGTTATCGTCAACGGCGATATTGGAATCGACTATTGGGCAAAAATCGAAACCGTAAATCTTGAGGCTGAGTTGGTTGCCTTCGCGTAAGCGAAGTGCAACCCACTCTCGAGAAGGAGAAATCATGAGCGACAAACCAAAAATCAAAATCACGCTAGAGCTTAGTGAAAAGCAACTTTCACTTTTGCAAGATGCAATTTACGAAGCGATGGATTCCGACAATTGGGAAGGCGACGAAAAGTTCGTTGACCAAATGTTCGGCGAAATGTACAACACAGTTTCAAAGGCTTTGAAGGAGGCTAGCAAATGAGTGAAAACAAACCAGCACCAATTTGTCCATCATGCGATGGATTCATACCGAACAACGAAACTCCAGGCGCGTACATGGGCGCTATCTCACGCAAGGACAACAAGACTGAAATCTGTTCGGCTTGCGGAACTCGCGAAGCTCTACTACCAATCATCGAAGCGCAGCGCGCGCAGATGCTGGAAGACATTGCGAAGATTGACGCGGCGCTTGAAAACTTTAGCTTGAAAACTTTAGGAGCAACACATGAGTGACAACCTAAAGTACGTCGATGTCAGCATCGTGTCCATCTACAACTACAAAGACAACGTGGACGAAGTCACTGTCGCGATTGGCGACGGCAAGACAAAGTTCGATGACGACTTTGACTTCGATGCTCGAGTCTACTTTTACTTTGACGACCAAGCTCAGTTCGACAGAGCGCGAGTCGAGTCGCTCGAAGAAGTTGGATTCAAAATCACCAAGATTCTAGACGAATAAGCTGTTACCAATTCGTTATAAATAATTTCGCGAATTGGCGACAAACGCTTCAAAAACAAGGTATAATGGAATCAAGCAGCAAACAACAAGTTGCGAAAACGACGAAAGGACTTCACTATGAAGACTAACCAAGAATACAACGAAAAGTACCAGACCATCACATTGCTAACAGCAATCGCAGCAGGAGAATACTGGTCAGTAAACGACATCAATGACATGCGCGACTTGAAGAAGTCGAACGTCTCGAACCTTGAGATTGCTCAGTTGCTTGGTCGCAGCTACTACTCAATCTGCACGAAGCTAAGTCTCGTAGGACTAGATGGTGACGTCTCAGTGATGTTCGGTAACCGACGCAACAACACCAAGAAGCCGAACGATTACGGAGTTGCTTGCTCGACTTGCTTCTTGTATCACACAGCGATTCAGGTCGATTGTGCATAAGTTCAGTAAAGGAGCACGAGCTGCAGTGGCGTTAGTCACCTCAGTTCGTTCCAACTCCACAGAAGACGAGTTGGTAAATGCGCAGCAGCTTTCTGCATTGATGCGAGACATCATCAAAGAGTCAAGTCCAAAAGAGCTTGCGGCGACACTTTACACACTCACCATCTTGGCAGCGAATCCGCTTGAAGGCGACGAGTTCAAAAAGTTTGCTCTCGAGCTATCGACAACTCAGCTAGATTAGCAGAAATGTCGTTATAGATTCGTTATAAAGAATTTGCTAGAAACTGTATCAAATGCTCCAAAAACAAGGTATAATGGAAATACAACAAAAGTTGTAAACGACGAAATGAAGGACGTGATTGCTTATGGCAGATAACACAAACAAGTTACCAGAATCAGTAACTCTAAAACTAGAGTACACACTCACACTCGAAGAACTAAACGAGTACATTGGAATCCCGCTCGACGAAATCACCGTTGAAGTGATGATTGAAAAGTTGCGTGAGTATGCGCATGAAGCATGCGATTACAATGCCATCGAACTTGCAAAAGTCTACGATGACTCTGGCGCTATCGTCGCAGGAGACGAATAGACCATGTTAGAGCGCATAGACGAAAAGCATGTAGTATTGCGAATCGACTTCAAGCAAGAAGTCGAGTTCGCGATACTCAAGCGAGAAGACGGCAAGTTCGACTTGACTTGGACAGACTACATCATTAATGTTTGGACCGAGACATACGAAAATCTTTCGACCGCGATGCTACGAGCCGCAGCGCTCGTGAAGTGCGGCGAAACAAATTGGGAGGGTTTCTTCCAAGCTTCACCGGAAGAGTTCACGAAAGTCGCGAACACTTTCTTTGACACAACAGTAACAAAACCAATATCGAAGTCTCGAGAGGAGACCAACTAATGAGCACAAAACGATACGCGCGCTACGCGCTGAACTACCTAGCAACAGCTCACATCTTTCTTGCGGCAGCTTGCTGGCGCATGAACGGTATTTACAACGAACGAATCTACATGGCCGACGACATGGACCAAACTCGATTCATAGCAAATGGCTACGCGCTAATTGGTGCCATCATGCTAGTGAGCGGTTTGTTCATCTTGCTAGCAGTGAAGATGATGCAAAAGGGCAAACACGCGGCATAAATGTCGTTACCAATTCGTTATAAACTTTTTCAAAAAAGTTTGCGAAAATGCAACAAATGCTCCAAAAACATGGTATAATAGAACTATCAAGCAAACGTTTGATAAACGACGAAACGAAAGTTTCAAAAGATGAAAGGACGGTGGTTGCGTATGGCAACTATCATCAAGACAGAAACCAAGGTAACAGAGATTACCACCACCAGTGAAGTTGTAGACCTCACTAACACCAACGCTTTGGAAGTTGCAAAGAAGTTGGCAGACGCTCGTGAGCTGAAGAAGCTTGCAGACGAGATGGAAGCAGAAGCGAAAGCTGAAGCCGAGGCTCTGATGGGCGAAGCCAAGTTCGGCATCGTCGACGGCAAGAAGGTTTTCCAGCGCATGAACGGAAAGTCTACCGGCATCGACCGCGACATCCTAAAGTCTCTCTCGATGGAAATCTTCGAGAAGTCTTATTGGGAAAAGGCGACTCACTGGTTCAAGGTCCTCGGCTAGAGGACTTCCAGCTTCTAGGCGCCTGACTGAGTTCCAATCCTCAGTCAGGTGTCTAGGACACCACCAAAAAGTTTCAAAATGAATTGTACTTTTGAAAAGTTACAAGGTATAATGGTTACATGAGGCAAAAGCCTCAGACAAAACGACGAAGGGAAATACCATGGAAGATACGACGACCAAGGTTTACGGAAAGGCTCTTTACTTAGAGCTTGAGCAGCCAGGCAATGCAAGCGTGTTGCAGCTGCTACTAACACCAGACATGAAGTCACCTAGCGGTTCACATGTGGCATTGACACTGTACAGACGCAGACTGACTCCATCGAAGCCACGAGCAACTTGGAATGCGTACTCAACGTACGACAAGCCAAAGCTCGATGTTGATGGCAACTTTGAAATCATCAACTACAAATCAGATGCCATCAAGTTGGCAAAAGAGCGACTAGTCTTTGGCGAGAAGCTGTTCACTCAGATAATCGACCACGGCTACAAGCTTCGCAAGGCGCCAATCGTAGTAGAGATTGGTGTCGATGACTTGGATGACATCTGCGCACACAAGACTCCGTACAAGATTCTTGCACGAGTCACCAGAACCCGAAAGGTGCTCGGCTTCGCCGACGCACTAATCTAAGAATAACGACGAAACGAGGACATTATGGAATCAGTAGAAAATCTAAACAAGTTGTACGATGGTCTAAGCGAAGCCATCTACGCGACAGTTGTACAGACACAACACGAAGACTCAGCGAAAGCGATAGAGGCTTACATGTCGATGACTGGCATGCTAACCAAAAAGTCAGCTAGCAAGAAGGCATTCGTAACTGTGGTTGAAGCAGAGACACTCGAAGGACTCTCGAAGTACACTCGTCCTAACGGCGACATGTACTTTGCACGAAAGTGGGGAGAGCACAACGATGTTGAAGTTGTTCGCAAGGCTCATGTCGCAGGACAGTTTGTACTTCTGTACGGAGCTCCAGGAACTGGTAAGACTGCGGTCTTCGAGGCAGCGTTCGGCAACGACCTCTACACAGTGCTAGGTACAGGCGACACTGAAGTTTCTGACTTCGTTGGTGGCTACGTACAAAACACTGACGGTGGATTCAGCTGGGTTGATGGACCTCTCATCAGAGCTGCGGAAGAAGGCAAGCCGCTACTCATCGACGAGATTGGTATCATCGACCCGAAGGTCTTGACAGTTGTGTACGGTCTAATGGATGGTCGCCGTGAACTTGCGGTAACTGCAAATCCAGAGCGTGGCACAGTCAAGGCGAAGGATGGATTCTTCGTGGTCGCAGCGACTAACCCGAATGCTCCAGGAGTCAACTTGAGTGAGGCGTTGTTGTCTCGATTCAAGATTCACAGTGAGATGACCACTGACTGGAACCTAGCTAGGAAACTTGGTGTACCTACCAACATGGTTGGTGCGGCACAGAACCTTGCGAAGAAGCAGCAGACTGGTGAAGTCTCATGGGCTCCGCAAATGCGTGAGCTGCTTGCGTTCAAGGAGTTGGCGACAACTTTTGGAACTAAGTGGGCAGTTCAGAACCTTCTAGCTCAGGCTCCAGAGATGGACCGTCCGGTTGTTGCCGATACGTTCACTCGAGTCTACGGTGAAGAGATTCGTCCAGCTAAAATCTAATAGAAACTCCGAGACGCTTTCTTCGTCGTTTCCGTCTCGGTGGCAGGATGCTTTCTTCGTCGTTTGCATCCTGCACGAGAGGGAGACTGTTGAGACCACTCCGGTCTCCCTCTCACAACTTAAAAGTTTTTTACAAATGAAGTGTACTTTACTTCAAAACTGTGTATAATGGAATTAGAGACAAACGACAAAAAGGAGATTCACATGGGACATTTCAAAACAAATGGCACACGAGCAGAGATGACTCAGCCAGCATGGTTGAAGACAGGCGCACAGATTGGCGAGCTTGTAAATCAGTGGGCATACCGAGGCGACCTAGTTGTATACCTTGGTCCAGGAGCTGGTGGACCAGCACCTGCAGCTTACAACCCTGCGCTAAGCGAAATCGAAGTCAATACTGAGGCTGCGTTCGGAAAAGGCGTTGAGGCTGAAGTAGTTGGCGACCTTCGCGAACGCGACACTCAATTCGAATGGCCTCGTGCATCTGGCGCCATCTTCCACGAAGCTTGCCACGCACGCTACTCTCGCTGGTCGATGGAAGCAGCGCACGGCTCACTAAGCAGTTCAGAGTTTGAGGCTCTTCAGCTTCTAGAAGAATCACGCATCGAAGGATTCGGTGTGCAGTCGACTCCTAACAACCGTGAGTTCCTCCGTTCTTGTGCACTTGAAATTGTGCTTGGCGACCTAAGCGAAGAAGGACTAAGCAAAATCTCAACGATTCACGCTGGCGCACGACTCGCTGGACTAACGCTAGCTCGTGTTGATGCTGGTGTTCTCGAAGAGAGCGACCTAGGTGACGTGCCTCAGCTTCTTGAGACTCTACTAGGTGCAGACTTGCTAAAGACTCTACGCGGTCTATGGAACGAAATGCAGATGCACGACGACCACGACAACATCACTCCGATGTATGACGTTGCGCGCCGTTGGGTTGAAGCCATTCGTACTGCGCAAACTGAAAAGGGCGAAGAGACTCAAGAAAGCATCGAGCAGCAGATTCAGGAAATCCTTGAGGCTCTAGCTGATGCGGCAGGCATCACAGAGATTGCTGCAGCTGGAGAACTTGCTGAACAGCAAATCAGTGAGCAGTGGGTCAAGATTGCAAAAGGCCGCAGCGCAGATTCAGGTGAGGAACACGCTCACAAAGGTATCGCGGAGAAAATCTTCACCGAGAATGCTGAAGCTGAAGCAGGTAGCAAGACTAAGTCGACACTAGCGTCTAGACGTCAGCCGACTTCTCAAGAGCGTGCGGCAGCCGTGAAGCTAGGTCAACTATTCGACAAGGCTAAGTACCGCGAGCGTTCGCAGACAGAGATTCAGTCGATAACTCCTCCAGGACGTCTACGCACTCGCGCGCTTGTTCAAGGTGCGGCACTCAAGTCTAAAGGCTTGCTGACTCAGACTGAGCCATGGCGTCGTACGCAGCGCAAGCACACCGACAACCCGCAGCTCAAAGTCGGCGTAATGGTTGACATCTCAGGTTCAATGGGCGATGCGATGGAACCAATGGCTGTGACTGCGTGGGTTCTCTCTGAGGCCACCAAGCGCGTCCAAGGACGTGCGGCAATGGTCTACTATGGCAACGATGTCTTCCCGACTTTGAAGCCAGGTCAAAGTCTTCCTGAGGTTCAGGTTTACACGGCTCCTGATGGAACTGAGAAGTTCGACAAGGCGTTCAAGGCACTAGACGGTGCGATGAACTTCTTGCACGGTGACGGCGCTCGCATGCTTGTCGTCGTAAGCGATGGACACTACACTCACGAGGAAACTCAAGCCGCCACCAAGTGGGTCGAGCGTTGCTACAAAGCCGGCGTGGGAGTTCTTTGGCTGACGTACGATGACGTCGTGCAAGCAAACCGTTGGGTAAACGGCAATGGTGAAGTTGTGCATGTTGGCAAGGACACGGTTGACGCGGCTCAGAAGATTGGAATGGCGGCAGTCAAGGTGCTATCAAAGGCCTCGGCTTCCCGCCGCTAAACTCGCTGGAAATCTTTCCATAAAGTTATCAAAAAATGAAGCAAGCATCACACATCTGTGGTATAATGATTACAGATGGAAAATCTAAATGACGAAAGGAACCGCAATGGACGAAAACAAGATTCAATGTTCGCGATGCGAAGAAACAAAACTAGCTGCTGAGTTCAGCAAAAACGAACCAGGCGAAATCGCTTGGTGTAACGACTGTGAAGGTGTTTGCAGAAGGTGCGGCACTACAGACTGCAGCGAGGAAGAGCTTGAGCACGGTCTCTGCCTTATTTGCTGCATGGACCTAGACGAGCAGGCCGAAGAAGAGGAAAGTCCTCTATCTAAGTTAGCCGATGAAATCGTTGCGCAGTTCACGCCATTTGCGTTCCTATGCAAGTGCAAGGGTGAAAACGAGTCTTGCGCCGAAGCAATGTCTAGACCTACTTTGGTAGTTCAGGCAGACACCGCGGCAAGGATAGCAGACTTCATCCGTGAGAAGGCGAGAGCGACTTCATAATGACTAATCAAGAAATCATACTCGTGGTAGGCATTGCCACTTTAGTGCTAGGCTTTATTGCTGGACGGAAATCACAACCTAGCTTCACAGTCGACAACCAGGCTACAGACTACGTTATCGACATCGAAGTCCATCCAGCAAAGCACAAGCTGGTAATCAAACGCATCACTCCAAAAAATAAATAAATAAAGTTTCAAATGAAGTGTACATTTGCTTCATTATGCTGTATAATAAAACCAAGAAGTAAACGACAAAACGACAACTAGGAGACCAAATGAGTCTAGAACAAATAGAACTAACTGCACCAGCATATGCAAACGCACCTTACGGTCCATGGACGCTAGCGCTTCGCTCAGTCGAAATCCGCGAAGGTCAACCAGCATGGAGAATCCAGTCAGAATCTCCAAACTACAAGTACAACGACATCTGTGTGATGACCTACGTAAAGTATGACGAGGCTCTCAAAAGGTTCAACGAGCTTGCGGCTAGCATCGACCTAAGCGTCACAACAGAAACTGAGCGCAAGCGCCTTTGCTCAACTTGCGACAAGGAACTAAGCGGAGACCCGGCCTTCCCACAAACTCTACCTCACCGAGCTTTCGACATCGCTTATTGCGGCTGTAAAGGCTGGGACTAGTGAGCAAAAAGTTTGCGGTCTCACGGCAAATCTCGGTGAACGGAAATCCACCGATAAAAATCACCTACCGCTACCAGGTGTCAGCAGAAACTGCTGAGCACGCGTGCGGCATCATAGCAGGCGATTGGAGCATCGCCCTGTCTAAGTTCACCAACTATCCAGAAAACCTATCGTCAACAGACGTCGTCAAGTTTATTGGCGAGTATACAGCAGAGGAAGTATCAAATGACTAAAGAAGAACTACTAGCAAAAATCCAGGAAATCTGTCCAGAGGCTTTCATTAGCGATGCAGAAAACGGTGCCGATGAAATCTTCATCGCAACTGGCTTCGTAGAACCTGAAGAAGGTGCGGAACTAATCACCATCGATGAGCACACTGAAGAAGCTCGCGTGTTCACACAACCAATCGTCCATTACTTCTCTGATGATGGAAACTACGGCATGGCAGATGGGTTAGTTATCATCGAAACCTCTAGCTGGAACGACAGCGACTGGGTAGAGATAGAAGAAACTTCAGACGAGAACCGTCCAAAAGCTGCTGAAATCATCAGCAACAAATACAAGAAAAAGAAATAAGGAGAGAACCATGTCACAGTTCGCGGCAATCATGTCACCTGAAGGTGCGGTACAAGTAATACCTTTCGTTGACAACCAACTAAAAACCATGCAGACTGCGGTTGGAGGTTACATTGAACCAATCAGACTAGCACCAGACCTCATCATGTGGACGAATGAAGATGGCAAGATGACCAAACTTCCATTCAATCAGGCTGCAACATCTATCTTCGTGAAGTATTGCGGAGGTACAGACTTCATCGTTGGTCCAGTTGTATTTACGGGAGGCATCGACTCCAGTGGAGACACGCGGGGAATCAGTGAAGTGCAGATTCAACAGTTAAAGACTTATGCGGAAATGTCAAAAATAAATTAAATCTTTCCAAAAAGTTATCAAAATGAGTGTACATTTGCTTCAGTACGCTGTATAATAGAACCATGGAGAAATCCAGAAACGACAAAATGAAGGAGTCAGCATGACTGATAAAGAAAACAACAAGATGAAGAACATCACAATCACCACGGCGACAATCGACTTCGGCGACTGGAAGCTGGAAGCATCAGGTCAAATCGACGAGTTCTACGATTGGTACTTCACGATGAACTTCAAGGGAGTCATCTCAAGCAGCGACTGGAAAGAGCGTCACTACTTCAGCGACCAGGAAGAACTTGAAGAGTACATGTGGGAAGAAGTTCAGCGATTGAACAAGAAGTACTCTTCTTGTGTATTCACTGAAACCACCGAAGAAGTCGAGAACGAAGACTACGAAGAAGACGAGGAGTAGACATGAGTGAAAAGAAAATCTACAACTTCAGGTTCGACGTGGTCGAATCGTGGAAGGCTTCATTCGAAGCCTCATCCGATGAAGAAGCCATGCGGCTCTTCAAGGAACTCACCGAAGGCGACATCAACGGTGAAGACCTCCCTGAGTACTTCGAGAAGAACAGCGGTATCGACACCGAATACTACGTTCTCGAGGATGCGGCAGGAAAAGTAATTGAAGTCGAGAACGACTAAACTTACAAAAAGTTTCAAAAAACGATGTACTTCTGAAGCAGAATGAAGTATAATTGAATTACTAGGAAAACCTAGTAACGACGAAAAGAGGAAATATGGACAAGTACACTTTGAGACGATTCTTTGTAAGCATCATCACTGTACCGCTCTCTTACGCAGGCTATCTGTTTATCTGGATAATCCTGATTGCGTTCGGTGCAGAAGGACGATTCGTAGACTTTCTACAAAATCTTCCAACCATCGGCACGGTATGGGTTCTAGGCTGGACTTTTGGTCCAGACATTGAACGCTATATCGAACGCCGCAGTGCTAAGCGTGACTAAGCGCAAGTCGCTTTTTGAACGCGGCTACCGTAAAGCCAAGGAAGGAATGTTCGCAGCGACCGAACTAGCAAATCGCGAAGGCTTTCTTGGCTTTATTGGTAGGGCAGCTTACCTAACGATTTGGGCAGTGATGCTCGTAATCATCTGCACCATCTGGCTGCTCACACTGGGCGGCAAATTAATCAAACAAGAAGAACAAACAACAAGGAGTCAAAATGACTGAAATCAAAACCACTGAACCTGCGGCTAAAATCAAAAAGGTTCCAGTAAAAAATCGCACCAGAGTTGAAACAGTTCCACGCCTAGCGCCAGGAATCGAAATTCCTGCGGGCTATGTTCCAGCGTACTACCGCAAGCGTCACGGCCTATTGGTCCTTCGAACAACTGAAACAAAAGACTATTTAGTCTTCAGCATCAAGACCGGTGAGTTCGTTTCGGTTCGCAACACGCGAGAGGCTTCGGACCTAATGGCAGCAATCGCAAAGGGCCTAAAGAGCCTTTCTACCGCGGCTTAGTGATAAAGTAGTCTAATCCTGAGGTCGATAATCAGGATTAGGGAGACCGGACAATAAACAGCTAAGTACTAACGCAAGGAAAGGTAGGCTGCTAAATGAAATGGTTAATAACAACAGCGCTCGTATCGGTAGTTGTTTTTGGAGGAAACTATCCAGAGACGCCAGCAGGAGCGGATACCGTAACACCTAAAAATGTTAAGGTAGTTGCAACTACAATCGAAAAGCCAATGCACTTCGAAGGAATCAAACTGGGAAAAACTTTCCAGCCGATGACTTTCTTAGAAGCTGAAGCTCACAGGAAGCAAACGCTTCTGGAGAGACTTGCGGTTGCGCAGGCTAAACGAGTGCAAAACACATTGGACATGCGGAAGACAATCAAAACCCTTAGGAAAACTGCAAATCATACTTGGTATGTTTACAGCGGTGTTAGTCCTCAGGGTTGGGATTGTTCTGGGCTTGTGTACTGGACGTACCAGCAATTAGGTATCACGCTGAAACATTCAGCTACGGCGCAATCGCACACAGGAACACGTACCGCAAATCCAGAACCCGGAGACATCGTAGCGTTTCACTACGGAAAGAGTTACTACTCGTTCCACAGTGGAATCTATTTAGGCAACGGGATGATGATTCATTCATACAGAAAAGGTATGTTGACCGTCATTCAATCTGTTGCGGATGTTTCCCAGGAAAACGGAAATGCCACGGTTACATACAACCGGATTATCGACCAGGACCCGTCACTTCCGTAGACAAAGTCGAGTGCCGTCAGCTGCGAAAGTAGTTGGCGGCATTCTTCTTTACGCGGCGCAGAAACTTTTTCATAAATCTTTTGGAAATGTGTACTTTTGCTTCAGCAATGTGCTATAATAGTATTACCAGGAAAATCTGGCAAACGACAAAAGGAGTTCACATGAACCTAACAGTAAAAGACATTGCAACAGTAGTAGTTACCAGCACAAACATTCACACCGGTGCGGAAGTAAAACCAGTTTACGAAGCTTACGGCTACGAAAGGTTCCAAGGGTTCGTAACTTGGCACCAGGAAAACGCCCGTCCAGACTGGATTACAAAGGTAGAAGGCTTCGGCTACGACTGGAAAGCAGAAGGTGGAACAAAGTCTTACCTTCTAGCTAGCGAGTTCATTGGGGTAAAAGTTCCAGCTCTAATCTAGTTGCATACAAAACCTCCAGAGGCGAGATAGTATTTTTCTATCAAACCTCTGGAGGAAATGCAATGACACCGAAGCTAAAGGCGCGAGAACTCGTGTTGACCGTTCTCAATGTAGAAAACTCTCAAGGTTGGAACATCAGAGGATTCACGACTCTTCAGCTCAAAGAACTCTATGATGCGATTGAACTGGCGGACTTTGGACGCGGCTCTAAAGAACTGAACAAGATACGGATACGAGTAATGGGAGAATTACTGATTCGCGGTGAACTTCAGAATACTTAGAATGTTACCGAAATCTTATAAAAATCTTCCACAAATAGTGTACATTTGCTTCATTACACTGTATAATAATTATGTGGTAAAAACCACAAACGACGAAAGGACACACGATGGCAGGAAAATTCTTCATCGAAACAATTACAAAGCTTGGAAAGTGCGACGAGGCTGAGGCAAAAATCATTCTCGAAGTAATTGACAAAGAGGCGCTAGTTTCTAGTTGGTCGAACGGAACCAACAAAGACTTCCGCGAGGCAATAAAGTACGCGAGAATGTACATCAACAACGGTTATAGCTGGGAATAGGAGAAACTATGTACGATTACGAAGACGAAAAAGAATACGTCAAAGAAATCTTCTGGGAGTCCAAAGGACTCGGAGGATACGACAGACCTGCGGTAAAGGAAATCACTCTGACAGGAAAAGAAATCGCCTGTCCAAAGTGCGGTCGTGTTAGAGACGAAGCAATCATCGAGCAACACCTACCTAAGTGTGGTGGCTAATGTCTGATAACTATCCAGAAGGCTCGATGCGAGGTTCAGGAATCTACTCACAGGAAGTAGGTTACGATGAGTTCGAGTGCGAGAACGAAGAATGCGGCAAGACAAATCCAGCAGGAGAAACAGCGACCGATGACTGGGGAAACTACGCAATCGAGTGCGAGTTCTGCGGTTCGACTTACCGAGAGAGTTCTCTATCAGACGACCGAGACGATTACGAAGCGGACCGAGACGACGATCGGTATGATGACTAATGAGTGACCTAAAGAACTTACAAATCCTAAACGCAGACTTTCACCGAAACGGAGTTGGAGGCGCGCCGTTCAAAGTTGCGCTAGTCGACGACCCGAACGATGGCGATGTTAAACTCGTCATCATGTTTGAGGAACGTTACCACACAGCCGTTCTTTCTCTTGATAAGTTGATACAGAATGAAGACATTGCTTTCGGCTCAAACTCCTATCGCGGTGACAGATTCGACGATGAACTTCGACCTGAACTTTGGCAAGGCGAAGAGGGAGAGTAAAAATGGAACCAGTATTTATAATAGTTTTAGGATTAGTAGTTCTGATTGCTGTCGTAATTGCGGCATTTATAGTAGTTACTCTTTTAGAGGCCGCTTTTAGTAACTTCAATGAACTTGAGTACTATGATGATACTGAACCTTACTTTGATGAAGAACACCACGTCCGTCCATTACTGGGCGTCGTCCACCCTAAGGAGAAAAAATGAGATTACTACTTGCCCGTCTACGCGAACTAATTTGGCCTGCGGTCCTAGCTGCGGTCTTCGCCGTGGCTTCTATCTTGGTTGGAATCTTCCTGCCTAACGCTATTTCTGCCGCCGTCTCTTTTGGCTTAGCGGCCGTGACTATGGCTTTGCTAGCAAACCGCGCGTAAAAAGAAATCCAAAAAAGTTATAAAAAATGTGCAAATGAAGTGTACATTCTGCAGAAAACACTGTATAATAGATACATGAGGTAAACGAAAACCCTCAAGAATGAAGGCAAAAATGACGATTACAACTTTCTTTGAAGCTTCACCAAAACAGATTCAATTTATCCAAGACCTAATCGAGAAGAAGAACCTTACCGAGACGGCAAACGCAAAAACCGTTCTAGCAAAGATTGCGGACAAGCAGCTTGACAAGAAGGAAGCTTCTAAGCTTATCGACGAACTTATCGTTGCAAAGCCACTAGTAACTTCAGTAACTTCAACTGCAACTCCATCTCCAGTTGGCAAGATGCAAATCCTTCTAGCTGAAGTTCCAAAAGCTAAGTACGCGGTTCCGATGGACGAAATCGACCTAGCAATCGACGAGAAGGTAAACGGAGACATCTTGTTTATTGAAGTTCGTGAATACATGAACGTTCTTTACATGCGTCGACTACACGGAGCTCCTGGAAACTTCAACCGCTCGAAGCTTAGCTTCAAGGACACCGAGTTGGTAATCAACTTGGTGAAGAAAGACCCTCTAAAGTACACTCAGCTTTTCGGTGAAGTTCACAAATGCTGTGGCAAGTGCGGTGCGGAGTTGACCGACCAAATCAGCCGAGACCTAAAGCTCGGTCCAAGATGCCGCAAAGAGTTTGGATTCAAAATGTAGTTGTGAAAGCAACTTCGGAAGGCGGGGGAAAATCTCCTCCGCTTTCCAGTTTCACAAATGACAAATGACAAAAATAGAAAAGGAGTGATGCCTTATGTGGATATTCACTGAAACAGGATTCATTAGCGCGGTTGCACATCGCGAAGACCAAAGATTCATGATGGTTCGAGCGCGAGACAAGCAATCTCTAGAAGAGTTAGCGCTCATGTCTCAAACCGAAATCGAGTACTCACCAAATGCTGACTACTCTTGGAGAACAGTAGTTCACAAGCAAGACCTTTACGGATTCATGGAGAACGCAATCTCCGTTGCGGATTACGACAACTTCAAAACCAGAGTCACAAAAACCAGAGGTCGTAGATTCGTAGACGCACTTCATCAGGTCTGGGAAATCATGCACATGGTTGAAGACGAGGCAGCGAAAAAACGTTGGGCTAGAGAAAGTTTCCTCGAAGAGCTTGCGGATGAGTACGAACCGAAGCATTAGGCGAATACTAGCGTTCTTTATTGGTATTTGCCTGCTAAATCCACCGCCTTTGCCGACGGAAAACCTGAAGCCTGAACTTATTGCAAAACCTATGCGAGTAGTTCAAGCTCCAGGCCCGTTGAAGGTTGCAAAGCCAAAATCAGTAAAGACTCTTACATCGTTGATAAAACCTACACCGATGAAATGGTACACGAGCAAAAAGATGCTAACGGACCGTGAGCTATCGTATTTGCTGTATGAAGTTGGGTTCAGAGGAAAAGAACACCGCCTCGCTTGGATAGTTGCAAAAGGTGAATCAACTGGAAGACCGAAGTCCTTAAATAGTTCAGGTTGTTACGGCCTCTTCCAAATCAACATGTCCGGAGAAATGAAATCCGATAGGTTGAAGAAATACAAACTAAAATCAGTAAGAGACTTGTTTAACCCTGTAACAAACAGCAAGATTGCCTTTATGATGTCCAGGAAGGGAACCAACTGGTCCGCTTGGACCGTGAATCCCTATAAGCGGTCATCGTACAATTACCCTGGAATCGTAACTCACCAACCAAAGCAGAAAGTAAGATAATCACCATGAGTGAAGAAAACCTAGAACCAGAAAAAATCGTTGCGGAACCCGTAATCGAAGAAGTCAAAGAAGTCGAAGAAGTCAAAGAAGTTCAAGAACCAATCGAACCTCCTGAACCTCCAAAACCGGCGCCTGCAAAACCAGCCCTTGTGAAGCAGGAACAGAAATACGCAACCCCCGTCTCAGTAACGACTGCGGACATTGAAGAACTGGCACCAACTCCTGCGGGTCCCGCGGTTGTAGGTTACGGACTCGTTGACGAAGTCTACCTAGACAAAATCGTTTACAAAAACCTTTACGCTCGTAAGAGCCTAAGCGTTCATCACATGCAACGACGCCTAGCAGAACTAGGTTACGTGGAAGCGGCCGCCGATAAAGATGGATACTACGGCGACATGACCAAATCAGCTGTTGCAAAGTTCCAAGCCGAGAACAATCTAAATGGTGATGGAACGGTAGACGCAGAAACCTTTACGCTTCTCTTCACCGGAGACATCAACGTAAGAGCAATCGTTTAGTCTAACAAAAAGAAAGCGCCTGCAGGATTGCGGGCGTTTATCTTTTCCCTGATACGCGGCCTAGTGTAGGATGACAATGAGACGAAATAGAAACAGGAGTTCAGATGGCTAAAAGCATAATGGAGCAATTAGCCCTTTTACCTGAAGAAGAGAGAAACATTCTTCTTTCTGGAATGGACCCGGAATCTCTGCTTTGGGATTGGTCTGTCTGGGGCCGTCCAGAGCAGCAAGCACCTCTCGGTGACTGGAACGTTTGGCTAGTACTCGCAGGCCGTGGGTTTGGAAAAACCAGGCTCGCATCTGAATGGGTTCGAGAGGAAGCAAAGTACACAACCACCGGTCAAAGGCGTTTTGCGTTGGTCGCTCGTACCGCGGCCGACGTTCGTGACGTTATCGTCGAGGGTGAATCAGGAATCTTGAACGTTACTCCGCCGTCCGAAAGACCTCATTACGAACCGTCTAAGCGGCGTTTGACATGGCCAAATGGAAATACTGCGACACTATTCACCGCCGATGAACCAGACTCTCTACGTGGTCCACAATTCACTCACGCTTGGGGAGATGAGATTGCGGCTTGGAGACAAACTCCTGATGCTGCGGGAATGACAGCTTGGGACAACTTGCGAGTAGGTACTCGTCTCGGCTCTCATCCAAAACTATTGGTAACTACAACGCCTAAGCGCGTGCCAATTCTGTATTCTCTTCTCAAAGAATCTGAAAAAGGCGACATTGTAAAAGTTACTCGCGGCTCGACGCTCGACAACTCTGGAAATCTTTCTAGCGCTTACTTGGATACTATGCTAGGAATCTATGATGGAACAGTTTTAGCTAGACAAGAACTTTACGGTGAAATGTTGAGCGACGTTGACGGCGCAATGTGGACCGAAGAAATTATTGAGGCATCTAGGCAAATGGCGTATCCCCCGCACACACCTTTGCGCCTAATCGGTGTCGACCCCTCGGTTGCTGAAAATCCAAAAGACGAGTGCGGAATCGTTGTAGTTTCTTCCACGGCCGAAGGCGACTTGTACAAGCGTCAAGCATGGGTCTTAGAAGATGCATCCATACACGGGTCTCCGACTGTTTGGGCGCAAAAGGTTGTGGACATGGCAAGGAAATGGGGATGTCCGGTTGTCGCCGAAGTAAATCAGGGAGGCGCGTTGGTGAAGAATGCAATTCACCAAATCGACCCTTCTGTTACGGTCCTCGAAGTTCATTCGAAGTACGGAAAAGCGTTACGCGCAGAACCAATTACGCTCGCGTATCAGCAAGGTCGCGTACATCACATCGGCTATCACGTGAACTTAGAATCGCAAATGTATTCTTGGATTCCAGGCGAAGGAAAATCTCCTGACCGAATCGATGCTCTCGTTCACGCATTGACCGCGCTTCTCATCAAACCTCCTGCGGGATTCTCTGGAGGAAAAATTACGGCAAAATCTCCTAGTCATCGTCGAGTCGACTTAGGTCGAGGAGGCGGAAATAAAAACGGTGGTGGAGGAATCTTCCGAACCCGTTAAAAAAGAAAACCTCCCCTTTCGAGGAGGCTTTCTTTGCGGTGACTACTTGTTTACTTCAAGAGTGCAAGGATAAACTTTCACGTCTCTTGACCAAATCCAAGGGTCGTCGTAACCAGCATCTTCACCTAGGTCTTCGTTGAAGTTTGCTTCTGCGGTTGCTAAGTCAGTTTCTTCATAGTAGACATCGCTGAATTTTCTTGCCTTCTGCAAGTCGCTGCAACCTACGCGGTGACAAGCGTCCTGTCCAGATAGCTCGCGGATTACTGCTACGGCTTTTGAGTTTGCTTTTACGTTTACGTCCATGTGAATCTCCTTCGTCGTTTTATCAAGTTTTCTTGATAGTTCAATTATACAGCAAAAACTGAAGCAAATACACCATTTCGCTAAAATTATTTATAACGGTTCTGTTACCGAAAAATCTCTTTCCGGATAAAAAGAAATCGCCCGCTTTCGCAGGCGAAATCCTTTTGCGGTCGACTTTAAACTTCGCCGGCTCGCTTCGCGAAGAACTCGTATTCTTCCTTCGAACTTAGAAACCTCTTTACACATTCGTTTCCGAGTCTTTTTATTTGGGTGTCTGCTTGCTCGTTTTCGAATGGAACTAGAGAATCAGTTTTCCAATTCCAGCGAACTAACCAACCTGCGGTCTCGTCCATCGCCTTCGCGCAATGTTCGCACCAAGTTTCAAAGTTGTTTTTGTAGTTTCTTTTCATGTTCATTTCGTACTGATTGTGCGCACCAAAACCGTGGCATTTAATTTCGTTTTCAGTCATCGTAATCTCCTTCGTCGTTTTCAAGCGCGTGCTTGATAATTCGATTATAGCGGGTAATTGAAGCAAAGTACACTACATTCGCAAATCTTTTTCAAAATCTTTTTGAATCTTTTTTCGCGGTGAAGTTCACGAGTTTTTGCTTGCGGACTCGAATCTCCATCGCGCATCATCTCGCCGTCTGAAGGCGCGTAGACGCGGCGAAGATTGAAGCGAAAGTTTGCATCCATTCGGACAAAAGAAAATCGCCCACGTTTCCGTGAGCGACTTTCGTGAGATTACTTACACCGCGTAAGCAACCACGTAACCAGTTGAAACCTTGTCCCACATTTTCTGCTTCGCGGTCCAAATTGCTGCGTTCTCGTTTGCGGCGATGATTACTGAACTCTGACGTGAAGTCTTTTCTGCCATTCCCCAACTGAAAGTAACCTTGTTACCTTCAACAAGAATTTCGTAAACCTTCTTCTTACCGTTTGCTCCGCGGTTGCCGTCTGATTCTTTTAGAAGTGCCCATTTTTGTGTATTCATAATTGTCTCTTTTCGTTTCGTCGTTTTCAAGCATTTGCTTGATGTAATGACTCTATCACGAAACTGAAGCGTTTTTGCCAATTTCGCGCAATGTTACCATTTTGTTATAAAGAATTTTTTCTAGTCTTTTTGCGGCTTTTTGATTGCGGACTCAAGTCGAGTCAACGCGGTCTCGTTCGAGAGGTCGATTCGGTGCGGTAGATGAGTTCGATGAGTTCGATGAATTCTTCGATTAACTTTTTTTCTTCGAGACGCGAACCGATCTTTTTTCTTCTTCTTGCGGACACGAGCTCGAGAGGCTTCGTCAAGTTTGCGGACTAAAAAAATTCTTTACGTTTGCGGACAAAAAAATTCTTCGAGTTTGCGGACAAAAAGAAATTGCCCACTCTTTCGAGTGAGCAAAATCTTTTGCGGTTACTAACTAACCCAAATTGCGTTGAAGTCTGAACTCTCGTTTGCGTTGGTAAGAATGTCACCGAAACCAAGACCAGTTTTGACACATTCAACTCTGATTCCCTTTTTGAAGAGTTTTCCAAATCGACGGATTCTGACTTCAGTTTCAACAACACGATACTTCATTCCATGCAACCAGACGATGTCGTTGATGTCGACGTTTCCCATTGACCACAATGCAACTGCGCGTGAGTTCAAGTTAGGGTTTGAGTTGTAAAAGACGTTGTCTTTGATGTTTTCGCTTGTGTTCATTTTTTTCTCTTTTCATTTCGTCGTTTTATCAAGTTTTCTTGATGTAATGACTCTATCACAAAACTGAAGCAAAATGTACAATTTCGCTCAATGTTACCAATTCGTTATAATTCTTTTTTTCGAGTCTTTTAGTCTCAGATTCTTTGACAAATCTTTAGTCAACACTTTTCATAGTTTCATGACCTTTCATGGACGCGACAAAAACGAGACTTCATAGAAGAGACTATGACTAGACTAGACTAGACTAGACGAGACTTTTTTCTCTGTCAGAATTCCATCAAACTTTTTCTTCGCGATGTCTCGCGCTCTTAGTTTTCGTTTCGCATCTCGTAACTAGAAATCATGTTTTCCGGAAATTCGCACAAAAAAATCTCTTTAGTCCTTTTTTCTCCCGAAACGTTTCCGTCGCGGTCCCAATACACCCACTTCCTTCCTGGACTCCAAGAGCAGTGGACCCTAAGGTATCATCTTTTCCTTCTGTACAAGTTTCTTCCGGCCTCGTGTACACTTCCCAATCGAGGTGTACAATGAAGTCATGGCAAACGTAGAGCGTCGCCCGGCGAGAGGGCAAAGTCTTCCAGGGCATGAGGTCGCGTTGTTGCGCACCCTTACCGGCAAGACGCTGCACCAACGATGCGCAGTTCTTTACCAGCAAGGTTGGACACTTCAAACCATCGGCGAGTCATTGACTCCGCCTAGGCCTCGGTCCACAGTCCACGTCTGGGTTTTGGCACAGTTGCCAACCGTTGACAGTAGTTCTCCAGTCACGGCGCCAACTTACCAGGAACGGGCAAACCAGAAAGCTCCTAGACCAAAGCGAGTTTCTCCAGGTATCCCTGAAGATGCCCGTAAACGTCTCGCCGAGTTGGCTCCTGTCGCCAGAAGGTATCGCGCTAGAGTTGCACCGATGTCCTCGCCGGCTTTAGCGAATGGTGAGATGTCACACATCTGCAAGACTCTGTACTCATCAGGAGTAACCATCCGCGAACTGGCAAACGCTGCCGGTGTCACGTACCGCGCCATGGCACGTCGCCTTGGCCGTCCATCTGCACAGCCAAAGAGAAAGAGTCCTACTCGACCGTGAACATAATCCATGACATCTTTCCAGCGGTTGTTTCAATGACCAGTGTCGCACCTACTCAAGAGTCCCAGTTGACAGCATCTAACCCGGCGACAGTGCTAAATGCACGCCGCCTTGACAGGTCAAGGGTCATTGTCACTGCTGAACGTATTATCGTTGCCACTGACTCGCCTGAAGGACCTTTGGTTGTGTTCAACCAGCTTTATGACCAAGCCACTGCGCAGCTATCAAAAAACGTTTCTACAGACTCGACACTAACGACGATTCCTGGAGATTCATCTAGCCCGATTTACGTTGCATACCGAAAAAGCGAAGACTGCTCATGTGGTTCACGCCTGCGAGGTTGGCGTCCATTCGGTCGTATCGATTCAGTTACATCAAACAGAAACTAAGGACAGGTAGCAATGACACTTCCATTTACCATTTCAGAAAACTTCGACCTACTAAATCCTGTAGCCCTCGTAATTTTAGCGTTAGCAGTGTTTCGCATCACACGCTTGATTACGACCGACTACATCTTTGACGTTCCACGCAATAAACTTTTTGACAAGTTCCCACCTGACCGCTCATGGTTCGGTTACCTGTTTACATGTAACTGGTGCATGTCAATTTGGGTCGCATCACTTATTGTTATTCCGTATACAATAATTCCAACGGCAACTGTCGCGCTCTTGCTTATCCCAGCCTTGAGCGCTGTTGCTGCAATAATAGCCGCACGACTTGATGCTTAGTAACACTAGCACCTGTTGTTCCGTTAGCAGAGGACGAGGAGTCAACCCACATGGCTGTATTTAGGCGCGATGATAATCAGCCTCAGTCTCAACCTCAGCGCCCTATCGTTGGCAGCTTATCAAGCAGTTACTCTTCAGTTCCAGTTGCTCCTTTCAACACACCTCGCGGTATCACAGCTGCGGCTGTCCAACTAAATGTTGCCGACAAAGGTGAAGCCGAGCGCTTCAGAATGCGTCGTACTGCAGGTATAAACGGCTGGCAGTCAGAAGCCTGGGAGTACTACGACGCTATCGGCGAAATCAAGTACGCTTTCAACCTTGTTTCAAACGTTGTCTCTAGAATCCGTCTCTATGCTGCAGTCGTTGATAATCCTGCTCAAGCACCGTCACCGATTCGTGACGTTCCATCTGTGGACCCTAGACTGAGCGCTGCTGCTGAACGTGCGCTAACTCGTCTTGATTCAGCTTACGGAGGCCAAGCCGGTCTTCTACGTGACGCTGCACTAAACCTTTCTGTGACAGGTGAATGCTACCTGGTTCAGATTCCTCCACGTATCGGTCACCAGATTCCTGAGAGCTGGGACATTCGCTCGGTTGACGAGCTTTTGATTGACCAAAAAGGAAACTACTTCATCCAGCCTAGACGTGACCAAACCGGCATGGCTGGAGGCTCACAGCCATCTACTAAATCAGGTAACATCTTGCTTCCAAACGGTTCTTTTGTTGGTCGCATCTGGCGTGCTCACCCTCGCTACTCTGAAGAAGCCGATTCAAGTCTACGTGGTCTTCTAGACCTTTGTGCTGAACTTCTACTTCTAAACCGTACGTTCCGTGCAACTGCACGTTCACGTCTAAACGCTGGCGCTCTATACTTGCCAGACGGTCTCTCGGTTGCTGCAGGTCCTGACCCGGCATTCCCGTATGATGTCGATGGTGAATACACTGAGCCGACTCCAGAGGAAATGCAAGACGAGTTTGAAGACCAGCTCGTTGACGCAATGACCACACCTATTCGTGATGAGGAATCAGCTAGCGCTGTCGTTCCACTTATTATTCGTGGACCTGCTGACCTTGGTGACAAAATCAAGCAGTTCAAGTTTGAGCGTAGTTTCGATGGCGCGCTTGTTCAGCGTGCAGACCGTGTGCTAGAGAGAATCTTGCAGGGTCTAGACGTTCCAAAGGATGTCGTCACCGGTCTTGCAAACGTCAAGTACTCAAACGCTTTGCAAATCGATGAGGCACTTTACAAGGCACACATCGAACCTCTAATGCTACTTGTTGCAGACGCTATCACAGTTGTATACTTGCGTCCGTATCTAAAGGCTAACGGCTTCGACGAGGCAGCTGTCGACCGTATTGTTGTTTGGTTTGACCCATCACAGGTTGCAACTCGCAACGACCGTGCAGCTGACGCCGACTCAGGCTTTGACAAGATGGCAATCAGCTTTGAAACTTGGCGCCGTGCTCACGGCTTCGCAGATGCAGATGCACCAGACGCCAAGGAAATTGCACTCCGTCTTCTCTTTGAGAAGGCAGCTATCTCACCTGACCTGACAGAGTCAATGCTTGCCGCGTTGGCTCCAGAAGTTATGAACGCAGCTCGCGCTGCAAGTCAGGCCGCTAATCCAGCACCGATGCCACAGAGTGTGGCAGATGTTCTAGCTGGGCAACCTGTTGCTGCAGAAGCACCAGCACCAGAAACACCAGCACCAACTTCAGAAACCCCTACCCAGGAATAAGGAAAAAACAACATGTATGAAAACGATGGCATTGACCATAAAGAACTACTCGCTAGCGAGCTAACTGGTCTTCTAGGCGAAACAGTCGCATTCAAGTTTCTAGCTCACGGCTTCCACTGGAATGTCAAGGGTCACGACTTCACCGAGTTTCACAGCTTCTTTGGTGACATCTATGAAGAAGCCGAGGAGAATATTGACACCATTGCTGAGCTTATTCGTCAGCTAGACTACGATGCACCTTTCTTGCTTAGCGACTTTGCTTCGCTGAGTGGTATCACAAGCGTCAACGCAGGTGACGACCCAATTAGCATGTGTGAAGCTCTTCTAGAAGTAAACAACATGTACATCGAACACGTCAAGAGCATCTTTGACATTGCAACAGACTGCCGTGAGCAGGGAATTGCAAACATCATGGCTGACTTGCAAGGTGACCATGGCAAACTTGGTTGGAAGCTTCGCGCTACTCTAAACCAGAACAAGCAGCCTATTGCAGCAGACAATGACATGGAAGGCATGACGCCTCCAGTAGAAGACATGATGGTAGCAGAAGACGAGCAGTACCTAAACTAAGCCCTATCTCAAGAGGTTCACCATGTCAGACAGTCCAATACAGGCCGACGGAAATCTAGTTCCTGAGGAACAGGACCTTGCCCGCGCACTTATCCAAATTGCGGACAAGTACGGTAAGTTCAACGAGGACCAGACCGGAATCTGGGCCGACTACCATGAACCTGCAGATAATCCATACGCTGAGATGGGTGTCAAATGCAGCAACTGTGTCTTGTATCGTGGAGGCCAAGGATGTGCCGTCGTTGCTTTTGATGTTGACCCAGAAGGTTATTGCCGCTTTGCAGTAATACCAGATGGTGTTGTCGACCCGAGCAAGGCGCCTGTCGAAGTCGAGCCGTTCAAGAAGCAGAACCTTGCACCTGTAGTTGCTGCAGCCGAGGAAGAAAGCGTCTGCCCACCTGCGACTCAAGACATTGCTATAAACCTTGCTAATCGTGAGAAAGCAATTGAAGTTGCAAAGTATGGACCTCTAAATCCTGAGGAACCTAACGAAGAGTTCTGGGCTGAGAAGGCTAACCGCTGGTCTGTGACCGTTACTGAGGCTAAGAAGAGCCGTTGTGGTACTTGTGTCATGTTTATTCGCACACCTAAGATGCTAGACTGTATTGAAGGTGGTCTTGCTGCTGGAGACTCTGGTGCACAAAACGCTTGGGACGCTATCGACACCGCCGAGCTTGGTTACTGTGAAGCTTTTGATTTCAAGTGTGCTGCCTCAAGAACTTGTTCGGCCTGGGTTGTCGGCGGGCCGATTACAGAAGACTCACCTAAGCAAGAGACAGTAACGGCTGCTGCCAATCCGTCTAAGCGTGCACCTAAAAAAGACCGAATTCATGGCTCAAAGGTAAACAAACCTGGTTCTGCATCTGGCAGTTCTAAGTTACCTGTACGTTTCTCTGCTCAAACCGAAGCCGTGCTACGAAACAAGGTTGCATCACATAACCAAGGTGCTAAGAAAGGACATCACGTAACTCTAAACCAGTTGCGTCGTGTCTACCGTCGTGGAGCTGGAGCTTATTCATCTTCACATCGAACTGGCATTACCAGAGACCAATGGGCACTTGCACGTGTAAACGCTTACCTGCACTTGTTGAAGACAGGTAAACCTGCAAATGCTAACTACGTGCAGGACAACGACATTCTTCCAGCAGGTCATCCTCGCTCGACTAAGGGCAAGACTGCAGGTGCGTACGTCGAAGACGATTATCTTGAATTAACTATCGAGCTCCGTGAGGAACATGAGTACGATAATCCAGAGCACGTGCTACTTGCATGCGCTGAGATTTCAGGCTTAGGCTACGAGCTCATTCCAGCTTTACGAGCAACATGGCTTCGTGCTACACAAGATGATGAATCACCGTTTGAGCGAGTTGTGGACCTTGCTACAAATCTCTATGAAAGTCGCGATGCAGATTTGCTGCCGCGCAGAGGAAGGGCTAGCTAGTGAGTAGCGAATACGAAAACCCAAACGTGCCAGAGATTGATGACACTCCTAGCATTAGAGTTCACATAGCAGAGCTTGTGCTTATTGCTAATGCGCGTGTGCTTCCTGCTCGCCGTGTTCCACTTACTGCAGCGTTGACTGTAGCGGACAGAGTTCTTGCTCGCACACCTCACACCGATGCTAGCGCTCGTGCTTTCGCAGTCGAGCGTGCAGTTGACCGTTTTATCACACTAGCAACTCTAGGTCTTCGTACTAATGAAAAAGCAGAACACTTTGACCTGCTTCCAATCTCGCACCCGCTTTCAGCAGCGCGCTCAGGACTAACTGCATCTGCTATTGCAGAAGCTCGTGCCGAATGGCTGTCTGCTGACCCAAGGATTGCCGAAGAGCTTCGCCCGTTAGTCGCGTCAATACAGACAATGGAGTTCGGTTCACTCGAGCGTATGCATGCTCTAGCGCGTCTAGAAGCTGCAGGCAGAGACATTCCGCTTGACCTTGTTGCACTTATCGCAGATGGAAACTCTTCAGCTGCACGTAGTGCTCGTGCAAAGCGCCAGCTTCGTGACCGTCTAAAGCGCTTCGCCTTTGAAGGCCACATGGGTTCATTCTTAGTTCGCTTCGGAAGTAAGGTAAAGAGCCAGCTAGGTGTTCTAGTAGGCGGGTCGTCGACCACAAACACCGGTGAACTTTACATCACCGAAGACGACGCATCGCTAGGTCTAAAGAAGGGAGACATTCTTCCTGTAAACCTAGACAACTTTGAGTCTCTAGGTGTAGTTCTTACAACTGACCAGCTGAAAAAAGCTGGAATCGAACTTCCAGCTGGTAAGGCCAGCACAGTCAAGCGTGCACAGGACATCAAAGACCTTCTAGCAAATAAGCTAGAAGCTCCAAGCGACTGG